AGCGCCGATTTACCCCCGGGAAAAAATTTCGGATTGGGGAAATGCAAATAGAGGACGCGCGCGGGATGCGCACATGTAACGCGCACACGGTATGCGGACGCATTGAGGAAGGGAGGCGGATGCCGTGGGACTGACCAAGGAACAGAAATACACCGAGACCATGAAGCGGCTCGGCATCTACGATCCGGCCTTCGACGATACAATCCGACAGCTCGCCACCTTAGAGAGGGAGCAGGGCCGCGTCAGGGACGAATGGAAAGCTCCGATGGAGGCCGTCCGGGACATCAAGGCGGCCAGGAGGAAAGCGAAAGAATGCGGAAAGACCGCAGAGGGAACCGGAGACAGAGAGTGCGCCGAAGCCTGGAAAGAGACGGCCGAAGCGTGGGAGAAGGCGGGAGAGATCTGGAAAGAAGCTGCGGAAACCTGGGAGAATCACCCGATGGCAGACAAGCTCTATGCCGTTATCCTTCAGCAGAACAAAATCATCCTGCAGCTGCGGGAAACCCTCGGCCTCACGCCGAAGGCACTGAAGCGCTTCCGGGCGGAGTTCGGCACGCCGGCCGAAGACGAGCCGGACGAGAAACCGAAGAACGCGCTCGAGCTGCTCATGGAGAAACGGAGAGCGGGATGAGAGAGAAGAAAACGCCGTCCCGGAGAGAGAGAAAAGAGCGCGAGCGGAAGGACGAAGCCTGCCGGAGAGTCCTCACGGCGATTGCGGCGGTGAGGAACAAATGATCGGATCCCAGATGCCGCGGGTCCAGATCGAACCGAAGCGTGCCGGCACGGACGGCGATGACGCCGCCATGCTGATGGAAGCCTACGGCAACCGGCTGGACGCCTGGCAGAAGCTGGTCCTCGACTGCTGGCTCGGCAAAGACGAGGACGGACAGTACAACGTCACCTCCGCAGGACTCGCAGTGCCAAGGCAGAACGGCAAGAACGTCTGCATCGAGGGCCTCGAGTTCTTCGGCCTGGTCATGAACGGGGAGCGGATCCTCCACACGGCGCATCAGGTCCGCACAAGCAAGAAATCATTCCGCCGGCTGGTCGCGATGTTTACCGACAAGCACCATCCGGAGATCATGGAGATCGTGAAGACGATCCGATACACCAACGGCGAAGAAGCCATCGAACTGGTAAACGGTGGCACGATTGAGTTCCTCGCACGTTCCCGCCAGGCGGCCCGTGGATTTGACGGAATCAGCCGCCTGGTTTTTGATGAAGCCCAGGAGCTGACCGACGATCAGGTCGAGGCCATCATGGCAACGCTGGCAGCCAGCGACACCGGCACGCGTCAACTGATCTACACCGGCACGCCGCCTTATCCGAACTGTCCGGGAGAAGTCTTCCGGAGACGCCGAAAGGCCTGTCTCGACGACCCGGGCCCGCATGAGGCCTGGCACGAGTGGTCCGTGGCCGCCCAGAGCATCGGAGACATCAGGGTCGGGGACAAATCGGTCTGGTACATGACAAATCCGGCACTCGGGATCCGCCTCACGGAGGAATTCACGGAAAACGAACTCGGCACCATGTCTGCAGATGGCTTTGCCCGTGAGCGGCTCGGCTGGTGGTCGCCGGTTCTGACGGATGAACCGGACAAGGCCGTCGACGCAAAGGCATGGAACGCCTGCAGGTCAAGGCTGCCGAAGCCGGCGGAAGGGAAAACCGCATACGGAGTCAAATTCACGCCGGACGGCGCCACGGTGGCACTGTGCGGCGCAATCATTCCTCCGGACGGACCGGCGAGAATCTCGCTGATTGAGAAAAAGCAGACCGGCCAGGGCATCCAGTGGCTCGCCGACTGGCTGAACCAGCGGAGCGGCAAGGCCAGCTGCGTGGTGATCGACGGCAGGAACGGCGTGGACGTGCTGATCGAGAAGATCACCGGAAAGGAAGGCACCTGGAAGGCGAAAAACTCCGTCATCCGGCCGGGTGTGCGCGACGTGATCGCCTCCGTCAGCGTACTGACCGACGCCCTGGCGGCTCAGACCGTGACGTGGTACGAGCTGCAGGAGGAACTGGAAGACAGCGCCATGACCTCCATCAAGAGAGCGATCGGAGGCGGCTGGGGATTCGGCGGAGAGAATCCGGCACCGATCGAGGCGGCAGCCCTGGCACTCTGGGGCGCGAAAACATCGAAACGGGATCCGAACCGAAAAATGAGGATAGGGTGAAAGCAACATGATTCTTTCAGAGAAAATCGCGCAGGCGATCGGCCTGCCGGCAGCAGAACAGACGGGCCTGAAGCGCCTGATCGACATCTTCAACCTGCATGCGGGGCCGAATGAGCTGAAGCGGCGGTACTACGAGGGGCACATCAAGCTCTCGGAGGTCAACCTCGGCCTCGCGCTGCCGAAGGGAATCGCAAAACTGGAGATCGGCTGCGCCTGGGGCGAGAAATGCGTCGATGTCCTGGCTGCGCGGAGCATGTTCGACGGATTCGTCGGGGCAAACGGCGAAACGGCTTCGGAGATGGGAAGGATCGCGGAGGCCAACCGGATGCAGGCAGAGTACATGAAGACCTGCAAGGATGAACTGAAGTACGGAGCGAGCTTCGCTACGCTTTCAGCGGATCCGGTGCTGCGCTGCCGCATCCGGTTCCACAGCGCAGAGAACGCTGCGGCAGAGTGGGACGGGGAAAAGGGCAGGATCGCGCACGGGTTCGCGATCATCGCACTCACGCAGGATCCCATAACCAACGAGCAGAAGCCATGCGTGATCAACTACTACACCGACACGGACGTGTGGGTGCTGCGGGCGGACGCACACGGGCAGAACTGGATGGCAGAGCGGAATCCGCACATCATGGGCAGGCCGATGATGGAGCCGATGATCTGGAACGCGACCACGGCGAAGCCATTCGGGCGTTCACGATTGAAGGAGCCGATCCGGAGACTGATCCAGGGATATGTCAGAACGGTCGCAAACGCGACGATCGGCCTGGAATTTGCGACCAGCCCTCAGAAGTATCTCCTGGGCGTCACGGACGACCAGTACGAGCAGATCATCGATGACAAGTTCCGGCAGTATGTCGGCAGCATCATCGCAGGCACCGTCAATCCGGAGACCGGAGAGAAACCGACCTTCGGGCAGCTGCAGCAGGGCACCATCTCACCGCACACGGAGATGATGCGGATCCTGGCGACGCAGTTCTCCGCGGCGACGGGTCTCAGCGTCACGGATACCGGGATCGTGAACGACGCGAACCCAACCAGCTCCGATGCGATCCTCGCGCAGAGCCAGACGCTGATCCTGATGGCAGAGCAGCTGAACGAGGGGAACCGGAACAGCCTCTGCAACATCGCCAGGATGGCGCAGGCCATCGCGAGGAATGTGGCACTGTCAGAGCTGACAGAAGAGGAGCTGGCAGTCGTTCCGCACTTCCAGAACCCGGCCATGCCGTCCGTGGCGGTCACGGCGGACGCGGCGATCAAGATCGCGAGCACCAGGGAAGGATTCGCCTCGACGGACGTCTTTCTGGAGATGATCGGATTTGACCAGGCAGACATTCGGAGGATCAAAGCGCAGGAGAGCCGAAACCGGGGACTGACCTTCCTGAATGACCTGATTGAGGTTCCGACAGCGGGACAGACGGGAGAAGGGAGCGGAACCGGGGAAGAACCGGAACCTGCGGGAGCGGGTGAGACCGCATGACCGTCAGCAACAAGGCATGGCAGCAGTACATCAAGACGCTCTCGGCCATCGATCAGACCGCGGCGAAGAAGTTTGAGGCCTATGTCCGCGGGCTGGACATCGCGAAGTACAGCAACCGAAAGAAGGCCATCGACTACGCCGTGCGGCTGGCGTCCGTTTACGGGGAGAGCGCGGCCGCAGCGGCCTGCGAGATGTACGACGCCATCGTGGCGGCGGCCGGAGTGTACTATCCGCTTGCAGAACCGGCAGTGCTGCAGGAGAACATCTACGGCGAAGTCGCGAAGACCGTAAACGGCATGATCAAGCAGCAGGCGTCTCCGGAATCAATGGGGCAGGCCATCGGGCGGCTCGTCAAGCGGACCGCAGCGGACACGACGCTGAAGAACGCGATCCGGGATCACGCAGAATTCGCCTGGATCCCGAGCGGGGACAGCTGCGCGTTCTGCATCATGCTGGCCTCCAACGGATGGCAGCCGGCAAGCAAGGCGGCTCTGAACGGCGGACACGCGGAACACATCCACGCAAACTGCGACTGTGAATACGCGATCCGGTTCACGCCGGACACGGAATACGCCGGTTACAACCCGAGGGAGTACCGCGACATGTACGACGAGGCCGACGAGGACGGGAAGAACTGGGAAGCCAGGGTAAACGTCATGAGGCGGCAACAGTACGCCGAGAAGAAGGACGAGATCAACGCGCAGAAACGGGAGGCTTATGCCGAACGGAAAGAGCGGCTCGGAGAAACGGAGCAGAACGGATGAATCATTACATGATCCACGCGTGCCCGCAGCGGATGTGGTACGTCGAGGAGTTCCTCGTGCCGTCGATGCATGAGCAGGACATCCGGCCGGACGAGATCGAGAACCGGCACGACGACTGGTTCTTCCGCCAGTTCATGCAGGAGCGGCACCCGGACGATCTGGTGGTCAACGAGATGCCGAACCTGGTGGATCACATCGACTTTCTGATCGGGGGCACCGTGATCAATCCACTGAGGCGGATCCAGGTCAACCGGGCGGAATTCTTCCCGGACGGGTATCTGGTCGAGGAGCTGGAGCGGAAGCTGAAGGAAAGAAACAACGGATGATCAGGCCGGTGATGTGGGCACTGGCCTTTTTCATACCCGACGGCAGGGTCAGAGCCGGAATAATACGCGAAAGCGGAGGAAAAACCAATGGCAGAAGAAACTGTGAATCAGGAAGCAGCAGCGCCGGAGACCAGTCCGGCAGAGGACACGGCGACACAGCCGGCACGCACGTTCACCCAGGCGGAGGTCGACGCTATCATCGGCGACAGGCTGACGCGGGAGCGGGCAAAATATCAGGACTATGAAGACCTGAAGCAGAGAGCGGCCGCAGCTGAGACCACGTCTGCGGAACTGCAGACGCAGAAGGCGAAGGAAGCGGAGCTCCAGGCACAGCTCGACGCACTGCAGAAGGACATCGAGGCGAGGAACGCACGGGACAAGGTGTCCGCCGAGACCGGCGTTCCGGCAAACCTCCTCACGGGACAGACCGAAGAGGAGAACAGAGCACTGGCGGACGCAATCCTCAAATGGCGCGGACCTCAGCAGAACTATCCGACGGTCCCGGACGGAGGAACGGTGAACCCGTTTACCGGCGGAACCACGAGGGATCAGTTCGAGAGCTGGGCGAAGGCCAATCTAAACTTGTGAAAAGGAGATAAAAAACTATGGCTACCGGAGTAGAACTCAACAGATCCAACATCGAGCTGCCGGCTGACGTCAGCAGCGAAATCATTCAGAAAACCCAGGAAGAGAGCGCCATCATGCGCCTTGCACGCCGCATGGTGCTGCCGGGCAACGGCATTGCCATTCCGGTGATCACCGGCGATCCGACCGCAGAGTGGGTGGACGAGACCGGCGTGAAGCCCGTCAGCAATCCCAGCGTCGCCAAAAAGAACCTGCAGCCCTATAAGCTGGCAGTCATCGAGCTGTTCTCGATGGAATTCGTCCGCGACCTGAAGGTGCTGTACGACGCCTGCGTTGCCCGTATGCCGGGCGCACTGGCCAGACGCTTCGACCAGACCGTCATCGGCGCGATCCAGAAGCCGGGCGACAACTTCGACAACTTCGCCAGCTGCACGGCGCAGAGCCTCATCGCGACTTCCGACGCGAGCACATACGACGGCCTCGTGGCTGCCGACACCGACATCGCCACCCACGGCTACATGATCAACGGCTTCGGCCTGAGCGCCCAGGCCCGCGGCATCCTGCTCAGTGCGGTCGACGGAGACGGCAGACCTCTGTTCGTCAACAACGTGTCCCAGGGCGCGATTCCGATGATCCTCGGTGCTCCGACCTACTTCAACCGCGGCCTCTACAAAGAGGGCACCGCAGGCACGTCCGGCACGCCTGCTGTCGTCGGCGTGGCCGGTGACTGGACGCAGGCCATGTACGGCACCGTCGAGGGTGTCAAGATCGACATCAACGACAAGGGCGTCGTGACCGTCGGATCCGGCACCAGCGCCACCCAGGTCAACCTGTGGCAGCAGAACATGGTGGCCGTCCGTGCGGAGATCGAGGTCGGCTTCCGCTGCGTCGCCGACGCGTTCAACCTGCTGACCGGCGCAGTTCCGACGACCTGATCCGGCATGGTCCGGTTCAAAAACCAGCTGACCGGCGGAGACATGTGGGTCGATGAGACACGCGTGGAAGAGTACAAAGCGGCGGGCCATGTGCCCGCCGCTGAGGAACATCCGGAGCCGGAAGCGACAAAACCGGCCAGAAAGAGCCGGAAGAAATCAGCGGCAAAGGCGGCTGAGGAAGACAAGGCGGAAAACGCCGGGGAGTGATCAAGATGGCGACGAGCTATGCGACCGTGAACGACGTCCAGAACCGGACGCTGAGGACGCTGAGCAACGACGAACTGAACCTCGCGAAGAAGCTGCTGCAGGACGCGGCGGTGATCATCGATCTGTACGCGCCGGGGGCGCAGGCGGACGCGAAGAAAATCGTCTCCTGCCGGATGGTGCTGCGGGTGCTGGGCGACGGAGAAGACACCGGCGTTCCGGTGGGAGCCAACCAGGGCACACAGTCAGCGCTCGGCTACAGCCAGACGTGGAGCTACCCGACGACGGGATCCTCCGGGGAACTGTACCTCGCGAAAATGGAAAAGCAGATGCTCAAGAAGGGAAACACGATCGGAAGCCGGAGCCCGGTGGAGGATCTGGTGCCGGAAGGCTGCTTCGAGGAGATGGACTGATGCTGCGGGGAATCACGGTGACGCTCTGGGAGCGGACGGAAAACGGCGTGGACGCCTTCAACAAGCCGCGGTACGACGAAACGGCAGTACAGGTGAAAAACGTCCTGGTCACACCGGCAGGGGAAACCGGGTCGGAACTGCTGGACGCGACGGACCTGGTGAGCCGGGAGGCGGACTACACGCTTGCGATCCCGAAGGGAGACACGCACGCCTGGGAAACCGGATGCCGGGTGGACTTCTTCGGCGAGCGCTTCCGCATCGTCGGAAAGCCGACGAAAGGAATCGAGGCACTGATCCCGCTGTCCTGGAACATGAAAGTGCGGGTGCAGCGGATTGAGTAACTACCGGATAGAGCTCAACTATGCAGGCGTCGGCGAGCTGCTGCACTCGCAGGAAATCGCGGACGCAGTGAAGGAAGTCGCGGACCAGGTGGCGCAGAAAGCCGGCGAAGGATACGCGACGGACGTCTATCAGGCCGGGACCCGCGTGATTGCGTCGGTCTACACGGAGACGGAGGAAGCCATGAAGGACAATATGGACAACAATACGCTGCTGAAGGCGGTGGGCGGATGATGCTCGAACCGATCCTTCTCAGGGCCCTGGAAGAGACCACAGGCTGCCCGGCCTACATGGAGCAGCCGGAGGACAAGCCGGAGCGTTATTTCGTCCTGGAGCGGACCGGAGGCGGCGAGCGGGGCGCAGAGATGCGGACCGCAACCGTGGCCGTGCAGAGCTACGGCCCGACAATGCTGGACGCGGCGGCACTCAATGAGCAGGTACTGGACCTCATGAGAGAGATCCAGTACCGGGAAAATTCCATCATCAGCTGTGAAGTGAATTCTACCTACAACTTCACGGACACAAGGACCAAGCGCTACCGGTACCAGACCGTGATCGACTTGGTTTATTTTGCATAAAGGGGGAAAACCAATATGGCAGGCGAAACCAACAATGAAGCCTATGTATCCACCGGCAAACCGAAAGTCGGCGGAGCGGTCTTTGTGGGCGCGACGTCGCTGACGCCGCCGACGGACGCCGTGACGGCGCTGCCGGCCGGATTCGCGGGAATGGGCTACATCTCCGAAGACGGCGTGACGCAGTCTCAGGAAGTCAATTCCGAAGAGGTCAAGGCCTGGGGCGGGGACACCGTGCTTGTCACGGAGGACGACAAGTCGGAGACCTGGAAGCTGACCTTCATCGAGATGATGAATATCAATGTCCTGAAGGAGATGTACGGCGCGACCAACGTGACCGGAACGCTCGAAGCAGGCATCGCGATTGCCTCCGGAACGGAAGCGCATGAGGCACGGTGCTGGGTCATCGACATGATTCTCAAGGGCGGCACCCTGAAGCGCACCGTCATCCCGAAGGGCGTCATCACCGAGATCGGCGACGTGGTGTACAACGATACCGACCCGGTCGGGTACCCGGTCACGATCAAGGCAACCAGCGACAGCGCCGGAAAGTACCACTACGAGTACCTCAAGGCCGCCTCGAGCGGATCCTGATGACGGGCGGAGGAACAGATCATGACACATGTGAAACTGAGCTGCGGCTTTGAGGCGGACATCGACGAGAACGCGGCGGACGACATGGAGTTCCTCGACGCGCTGGAGCTGATGGACACGAGGAAAAACCCGATCGGCCTGACGAGAATCTGCGACATCCTGCTGACACCGGAGCAGAAGAAGGACTTCTATGACTGCATCCGGGATGAGAGCGGGAAGGTGCGGGTCAAGGCCACGGGAGACCAGATTCAGGAACTGCTGGGGCAGCTGACTGATAAAAAAAAATAATCCTGCTGTCCGTCTTCCGGCAGGACAGGGACAGCCTGATCTGCGACTTCGCAGAATACTATCACCTGTTTGACTGGGAAGCGCTGCCGGTGGCGACACAGGCAGCGCTTGCGGACGGCCTACCGGCGGAATCCAGGTCGAAGCGAAGAATCACCGGGCAAAAATATCCGGATGAGATTCTGATGCTGGCTCTCATCCTGGACACGGTGAGAGCGATCGCGTGGAGGCAGACGGAAGACGGCGTGAACGGGAAGAATCCGCCGCCGTCGATGTATGAGGCGCTCACGGGGACGGAACGAAAGGACCCGGAGCGGAACCACATGGTATTTGAGAGCGGCGAAGACTTCGAGGCCGCACGAAACGAGATCCTCAGAAGAGGAGGGTTTATCTGATGTCAGAAATTGCAAAAGCGTATGTGCAGATCGTCCCGACGACAAAGGACATGGGGAGCAACCTCACGTCGGCGCTGGACGGGGAGCTGGGCAGCGCCGGAGAAAAAGGCGGAAAAACGTGGGCCTCGGCCTTCGGCGGAGCCGCCAAGGGCGCGGTCACGGCGGTGACGGCGGTCACGGGCGCCACCGTGGCGATGGGAACGGCCGTGGTCAAGAGCGCGTCGGCAACCGCACAGTACGGCGACAACATCGACAAGATGTCGCAGAAGATGGGCATGACGGCGGAGGCGTATCAGGAATGGGACGCCGTGATGCAGCACTCGGGAACCAGCATGGAGACCATGAAGGCGAGCATGAAGACGCTGGCCAACGCGGCAGAAAGCGGAAACGCGGCCTTCGCCACACTGGGGATCACAGAGGAAGACCTTGCGACGCTCAATCAGCAGGAACTCTTTGAGCGGACCATCGCGGGCCTGCAGAACATGGAAGACGGGACGCAGCGCACGTATGTGGCGGGCCAGCTGCTCGGACGAGGCGCGACAGAACTCGGCGCCCTGCTGAACACCTCGGCGGAGGACACACAGGCCATGCGAGACCGGGTGCACGAGCTCGGCGGCGTCATGTCAGACGAAGCGGTCAAGGCGGCCGCGGCATATCAGGACAGCCTGCAGGATATGCAGACGGCGTTCCAGGGACTGTCCAGAGGATTAACACAGGAATTTTTGCCCGGAATCACGACGACGATGGACGGCCTTGCGGAGCTGTTCACCGGAAACGGAGAGACCGGGCTTGCACTCATATCTCAGGGTATTGACGGACTGCTCGGGAACCTGACGGAGCAGCTGCCGAAATTTATGGAAATCGGGCTGGGAATTGTGGAATCGCTGGCTACGGCGCTGATCGACAACCTGCCGAAACTGGCGGAGACGGCGATCCCGATCATCACGGAACTGACCAAGCACCTGATTCAGAACCTACCGAAGATCATTGAGGCGGGCACGGAGATCCTCTTCGCGCTGATTGACGGCATCATCGACGCACTGCCGGAGCTGATACCGGCGGTGGTGGAGGTGACGCTGACCATCGTGGAGAAGCTCACGGAGCCGGACACGCTGATGAAGCTCATCGACGCGGCCTTCCAGATCATCGGAGCGGTCGCAGAGGGCCTCATCAAGGCGCTGCCGACGCTGATCGAGAAGGTGCCGCAGATCATGGGGAACCTGCTGGAGGCGATTCTCGAGTTCCTGCCGCAGCTGCTGGAGAGCGGGGCAAAGCTGGTCGTGGAGCTGGCGAAGGGCCTGCTGCAGGGCATCGGCGACGTCGTGAAGGCAATCGGGGACGTGCTCGGGAAGATTAAGGACGCGATCCACGAGAAGATCGAGCAGGCAAAGCAGTGGGGCGCGGATCTGATCCAGAACTTTGTCGGCGGCATCACGTCCAGAATGAGCGGCCTGATGGGCACAGTCCGGAGCATCGGCCAGGGCATCAAGAACATGCTCGGATTCTCCGAGCCGAAAGAAGGCCCACTGAGCGATTTCCACACCTACGCACCTGACATGATGCAGCTGTTTGCCAAGGGAATCCGGGACAACGAGCGCCTGATCACCGATCAGATTCAGAGAAGCTTCAGCCTCGGACCGACCTTCGCGGCAGCGGCGGCACCGGCCGCAGCGGCGGGCGCGAGCACGAACACCTACAACATCACGGTCAACGGTATCGAAGAACTTGAAGAGCTTCTGCAGTGGTACCAGAGCCGCCAGGTGAGAGCGAGGATGGCGTGAGATGGCAAATGCAACTGTAAAATTGTATCTGAATAAATGGGCGTATGTGAAGCAGGATTCACCGTCAATTGTCGTTGATATAACAGGTCAGGAAAGACTGAAGTTGTCACGAAACGCGACATCCGGGATTCTTCAGTATGCATATCTTGGCTTTAATTCAATGCCAAGCAATTTGAAGAGAAAGAGATTGTATTCTGTCAGTGCGCTTTTTAGAATAAAAGGCCCTGACAATGTAGGAAATTCAACACGAGGGTTTCTGAATGTTTCAGCTGCAAATTTCAATCCAAGCACATTGGTATGGACCAATAGACCCGGAGAGGGTGGAAATGGTTTTCGTTTAATATCGGAATCTACTTATACTCTAAAAGACTGTATTTTTTCCATCGACGGTGATACTGTTTCTGATGCAGATAGGTCGAAATTAGCTGCTCTTTTTTTGAAGTCTGGTGCAGGATATTCTTATGCAGCTTATGAAAATGGAGATATAGTTGGGGCAGCTCATGATTGTTATATCTACAACACATTAGAGGGCGGTGGCCTTCCGTATCTCGAAATTACTTATGATAACAGCATCAGCGTAAAAAGCAAAATTACTTTGAGGTCAGGCCCGACAGGAGGATATGCAGATCCGAGAAACAACACGACATTTTCCTGGGCGTTTGTAAAGGATGACACGTACAGTTGCGCGGATGAGAATTTCGGCCAATCCTCGGCAACGCTGTATTGGAAGGAAAGTACAGCCGCAAGCTATACAGCTGTTTCTGTATCTGGTAGCACTCAATCTGTAACAATCCCGGCGAATACGTTTCCAACCAAAAAAACTATTCAGTGGTATGTGCAAGGAACAGATGACGGCGGTACAACTTCGCAAACCTCTGTTTACAGTTTCAGCACTACTGCTCCGCTGGTAATAGCGACGCCGATCTCACCGATCAATACCATAGAAGACGGGAGCACGCCGATCAAACTGCGATGGGAGTATTCCAGCGCTGACGGAAGGCTTCCGACAAGATACGCCCTTCACTGGAAGTTGCAGGGTGAATCCACATGGAACACTCTATACAATCCAGGGGCGGGCGTTGTAGACACCGAGTACGATGTGCCGGCAGACACATTCCCAGCCGGTACAATCGTGTGGGGCGTTCAGGCGGCAAATGTGGATGGCGCCTGGGGAACAACCGGGAGCGCTTCCTTCGTATGCAGAGCGGCTCCGGTACTCAGCGGCGTCACATCGGACGAGACTCCATTCCTGACCGTGCAATGGCAGACGGACGGACAGCTGGCTTATGAGGTCACCGTGGACGGAACCGTATACGGGCCGTATTTCGGCGCGGAGAAAAGTTTCCAACTGCCGGACTACCTGAAAGATGGAACCTATCAGGTGCAGGTGCGCGTCATGGGAGCGTGGAACCTGTGGAGTAACATAGAGAGCATCCAGGTTACCATTGCAAACGAAGCAGGGGAAAGAATCCTGTTGAACGCATACGGAGGGATAGAAAATTCCGTGACCTGGCAGACGGAAGAAGAGACGGCAGACTTCCTGATCTACAGGAACGGGAAAATGATCGGGCATACGAGAGAATACACATGGGAAGACAAGTTTGCGGGAAATGAAGCAAACTATCAGGTGGTCAACAGACTGTCAGACGGAAATTACAGCATTAGCAACGATGCGACAGCCACGTTCACACCGGATGCCGTATACATGGCAGAACTTACGGGCAGAGACTGGCTGAAGATCGAGTTGGGGCTCGAGGACCGGAAGGATCCAGAATATGAATACACGCTTGAGACAGCGTATGAGCACCTGAGCGGGGACGTATTCCCGTCGGTCATTATGAGCGAGTATCGGGAGCAGAGCATGGACTTCTCCGCACTCTTTCTGGCCGAGCAAGAGGAAGACGACAGAAGATTCAGAAGCCTGTTTGGCAAGCCGGTGGTAATGAAGATGCGTGACGGGACCGTATTCGTCGGCGTCCTGGATAAGGTTCGTAGAATGATCAAAAAGCGGTTCTGGACGGCTTACTCATTCACGCTGCGGCGAATCACCTGGGAGGATTACAGAGATGATACGCAGTGAAAAGATCCGGTTTAGGATCCTGCGGAACGGCGCAACGTATGCGGAGCTCTTTTCGGAGAGTTCCGCACCGACGCTCCGCATGAGCAGAAGCGGGGAAATCAAAATGTCTCTGCAGGGGAGATTCCGGCCTGTCGTGATTGATACAAAGGGGAAGGAAACGGAACCGGACTGGATGACCGATGAAATACAGCCTGTGCTTGAGATTAACGGAGAGGCGGCACCGCTTGGCATCCTGATGCCGGCTAAAGTGACACCGCAGGAAACACGAGGAATCAAAACGATTGATGTCCAGGCCTTCGACCGGTGCTGGAGAGTGAGGGACACAAAAGTAGAAGGAAGCATAAATCTGACCGCGGGCACGCCGTACCTGGACGCGATCGAAGGCCTGCTGACATCGGCAGGCGTGGTAACAATCATGAAAACGCCAAGCACAGCGACACTTGCAGAAGACAGGGAAGACTGGCAAACAGGCGAAAGCTATTTGACCATCATCAATGACCTGCTGAGCGAAATCAATTACAAGCAGCTGTGGTTCAATGAAAACGGATATGCCATGCTGGAACCGGCAGGAGAGCCGGATGCGGAACACATACAGCACGTGCTGACCGACCGGAAGACGGACGTAAGGAACAGCAGAGAAGCGAAGCTAATCCGAGTATATCCGGGATTCAGCCGGGAAACGGATATTTACCAAGCACCGAACGTTTTCGTGTGCGTCTGCAGCAATGCAGATAAGAGCGGAGACATGATTGCAAAGGCAGTCAACGACAACCCGCAGAGCCCGCTGTCCGTGCAACGCCGCGGTCGCCGTGTGGTCAAGTCGGTGTATGTGAACAACATCGCGAGCCAGGCCGACCTACAGGCATACGCGGACAGAATGCTGAGCGACAGCATGATGACAGGAGAGACCATGAAGGTGGAGACCATGCTGCTGCCAGGGTTCGG